TGACTTGCCCTTCATATACGCTTCAATCATAACCTTTACTGCGTCTGCCCATCCTTCAATGCTGTCACCGACAAGATAACGGCGTGACTTTACAGGCTTATTAACAGGTGGAAGCTGTTCGATGTGGTTGCGTTGTACGGAATACCCAACTCCAGTACCAGACAACAATAGGAACATTACTTCACTGAACGCATCTGTATGATTGATAGGAAGGAAGCAACAATTATACAAACGTGCATTGTTGATTTGGATTGGCTTCCCTGCGAACTGTAGTGAACGCATGGAGGGAAGAACCTTCTTATCATATACGAATTGATATGCTGCTTCAATTTCATCTGCTAGCTTTGGAAACTTTTCCAAATGCATTGCCTTATTTCTATCAACCAATTCCTTCCAAGTTTCTCTACGTTGCTTCTTTGGAAGGTACTTTGCATACTTCATGAATGTCGTGATTTCTGACAAAATTTTTGCTTCTAGTAACATCTCATTTCTCCAACATCGTTAGGGGTTTGGGGTTAAATAAATACTGCGGTATTCTGTGAAAAATTCGGTGATTACCCAACGATATTTTTAATCCTCTAAGTCCATCTCTAGCAACTTCTTTGCGAGGTTCTGTCTCGTAACCGTATCTCCATTTTCCATCTGTTTCTTCAACATAATCCCCTTAGCTGAGGATTCGTCGTAAATCTCTATCTTTCCTACACTTGCATCGATAATCATCGGGAAGGTCTGACCGTCTCCACCAAATCGGTTTTTGATGATATGAGCACGACCAGTCTTATGAACCTTGTCCTCTAGCTTCCGTGAGATTGAGATAACCAAGTCAGCAGTCATAATCTTGCTATAAGATTCTGCAATCTTATCTGCCTGAATCACTTCATCCTGTAATGCGCTTCTCTGGGTCTGTGAAGCCGTCCAAATAGGAACCTGCAACTCGCCAGCCAATCCACGAAGTTCCTCATACACCGCACCCAACTCTTGATAACGGGCGTCCGTTCGAGCGGTCGCACTCATCAAATCTGCGTAGTCAACGATGATAAGGTCTGGTTTGAATCCCAGCGAAGCCATCTGTTGTACGTGTGCCTGAATGGTGTGTGAGGTGATGGTACGGGCTGGATAATATTTAATGATAATCTCACCACGAATCTTCTCCACCAGTTCCTTAATCATCTCAGGATGTTCTGGAATCTTCCCCGGCTCAATACCCGTGTAGATGGTATCATATCGTAGACCGACATAATTCTCATTCAGTTCAAGAGTATAGTGGACTACCTTCTTTCCAGCTTTCAGTGCGTTGGCACCAATCGTGGCAAGTGCCCAACTCTTACCCACACCAGAGGGAGCGATAACAACACCCAACTCACCACCAGCCAATCCACCACCGATAAGAGAATCAAGAGCATCCCATCCAGTTGAAATCGTGTCACGTGCATCCTTTGTCAAACGCTTTTCAAAATCCTTCTTCCAATCATGACCGACTGTCTTGGGCTGACCACTTCGAAGTGCACTATCCACCAAGACCTTGATTTCACCATACTGACCAATCTGGAGTAGGTCTACTGACCTGATGATAGCAGACTTCAAAGTTTGGTTCTTAGCGAAATCCAAGAAACTATCCTTGATATAATCCAAATCATTATCTTGCATCTTATTGAAAATACCACGGAGCGATTCTATGATAGAAGTACGTAGTGTATCATCCTTAATACTCTTGTTCATTTCAACCTTGAACACTTCAAGAGTAGGAAGCACCTTATAGTCATCAAAATAGTCTAACGTGGTTTCAACAATCCACTGATTTGCTTCCAACTCAAAGAAGTTTGGATTGATAATATCGTAGGACTGTGCTAAAAAGTCTGGAGAGTTCAGCATCGCAGCCACAGCTTTTGACTGGAAGCTTGGACCAAACTTTGCCAGTGTATCTACATTCTTATCATATTGTTTATGATTTACCATAATATCTCGCTAAAGGCGTAAAAGTAAAAGTAATCCATTCATCATACTGCGGAATACTTCCTATAATCTTAGTGCGAACCATCAACTTTGTCAAGTCAGCCTTGCGCAGTGGTGGGCACCCTTCTTCAAACTTATGTAATATCTTCATCTTTGCATCGATGTTGATGTCCACATCACGCAAATTCATCAGTTGTAAATTTCTATTTACCACGCTCGTATTGTCTAATATATTTTCTACAAGCTTTGGCTTCTTTTTAATATCAGCATATTTTTGTTCAAGCAAATTCAGATTGACTTCTATACTGGGGTCAGCCAACTCTGGAATAAATTTCAACACCGTCTTTTCACCAGCGCCCTTGATGCCATCAATGTTATCGCTCTTATCACCAAGCAGTGACCGATAGAATACAAAGTTGTTTGGGTGAACGCCGTATGTTTCCAGTACGATATCTACATCAAACGTTTTCTTTTTAACTGGATTGTATAGCTTGACATTATCACTGACCATTTGTAAAAAGTCTTTGTCAGTAGAATAGATGATAGACGTACCACCTTTCTTCGTAACTAATTCGGAGAAATATGCGATAGCGTCATCTGCTTCTATGTTATCCAAAGCGAGAATAGACACTGGTAGACATTCTACCATTTCCACAAGAGATACCAATTGCCATTTCATATTCTCTTTTTCCTGCTCATCTGTAGTCATATCATACTGCCTGTTCAGACGAGTAGGCGGCTTTCTATTTGCTTTGTATTCCTTATAAATCTTTCGTCTACGCTGTGAGCCACCCTTACCATCAAAGACGAGTACAACTCTGGTAGGTTTGAAACTACGAATAGCAAACCCTAATGACTTCATAAATCCAGACATTCCACCTATATGATGTCCATCATCATCCAAAGATGGAATAGCTGAATAACTCCGCATGAAGGTGTTAAGTGCATCGATAATAAGGACACGGGAATTATATCCTATGTCCCTATTATCAAATTGCATATCATTAAACGCCTTCAATAAATCAGTCATTTAGCAATTGTTTGTTTGGTGGTGAAACTTCATCCTCATCTTCGGCGGCTTCCTTATTAACAGCCGTTGGGTCAAAATCCTTTTCGTACTTCATGATGAGTGCTTCGCAAATCTTGTCATACAATTCACTCTTCCGTTCCTGATTTGATTCGAGGAACGTAGGGAAGTCCTTTCCTTGGAACTTCTCATCATTGTACGAATACCAAGCGCCAGCTTGCTTGACAATACCATTCTCCTTGAGAACATCAAGCCAACTGCTGTAGTCATCAATACCACGATTGAAGTAGATGTCAAACTCTGCTTCGCGATATGGCGGACCCAAACGATTCTTAGTAACCACCGCCTTCGTGGTAATACCAATGATGTTACCAGCCGAATCCTTCAGCTTACCAACTTGCGACAAGCGAATGCGAGTAGAAGCATGGAATCCGATTGCCTTACCACCAGAAGTGGTGTAGGGGTCAGAGAACGCTGGAGCATTCATCTTCAACCGAAGCTGATTGGTAAATACCAGTGCAATCTTTTCACGACCAAGAAGATTGGTAATCTTTCGCATCGCCTTACTGATAATGATGGACTTTGCAGTAGCGTAGCCATCCTTATTGAAATCTGCGGCCAGTTCTGTCTTGGTTGAGGCGGCGGCTACAGAATCAACTACGATAGTAACCAACTTGTCTTTCTTTGCAGACGAACGCACTTTTTCAATAATGTGTACGATGGAGTCAAAGATATCCTCAACTGTATCGTGCTGAACATAGACAAGCTTCTTCATATCTACGCCAACTGCTTGGAAGAATTCATCATTGACCGCATTTTCGGTGTCAACTAGAACCGCAACACCACCACGCTTTTGTGTAGTAGCGATAAGTGATGCACCAACAAGTGACTTGCCAGATGCTTCCAATCCAGTTAGTTCGGTGATACGACCAGCGGCAATACCACCATTAGGACGATTGCTGATTGCAATATCCAACATAGTGTTACCAGTGGAGATAAAGTCTGTCAGGTCAGTAGGTGTTTCTTCCTGACCATCAAGGAAATATGCTACTTGCCCATCCTTATATAATTTATTCAAGCTATCTGCGATAACTTGTGCCAATTCATCGCGGTCTGCTGATGGAACTGGCTTCTTTGGTGATTTCATTTCTTTTGCCATAGTAATCCCTTATGTAACAAAACACGCAGGTACTAGGTAGTTTTTAGGCTACCTAGCACACAGCGTGTCTTTGGTTAATTAATCGTCGTTAAAAAGTGCGTCGAACTCGTCAACAGCCTTCTTGACGTTTTCCTTCGGAGCGGCAGTCTCTGCAACAACTGACTTTGGCTCATCGTCGCGAGTGCTAGGAAGAACTGAATTGTCAGGGTCAAGATACTTTTCAAGCGCAACCTTCAACTCATTATAGGTAGGCTCGGTGTAAAGCTCCTTGATATCGGGTTGCTCCGTCATCCACATCTTCATCTGTGCAGAGTCTGACGAGAGAGGAGTCTGCGAAGGCTTCACCTTTACAGAAGTCTTGGCAAAGTTTGTATCTGACTTCTCCTTCGGGATGTACTCAACTACGATGTCACGACCAGTCTTTGGGTCGGTGATGTCACCATAATCGGGGTCAGAGATGTATGAAAGAAGCTCTTGATAGACCGTCTTACCAAACGAATAGAAGCGAACGCCCTTATCCTCTTCACCACGAACGATGACAGGGATATAGGTACGAAGCTTCGGCATGAATGGACGAGCTTCGGCATAACGCTCCTTCGGGTCACGTGACTGGTCAGAACGGAGTGCATCAGCAAACTCCGCAATCGGGTCACGATTGCCGTACGAAAGAGGTGAGAGATGGGTCTTGTTACCAAGATAGTGGAAGTAGAGTTCGATAAAGGGATTCTCGGGGTTATCCTTCCACGGGACGATACGGATGACTGTCTTTCCTTCCTTGGGCTTCCAGATTGAAGCATCGCGGTCCCCACCGCCTGTCCGCTTGAAACTGTTAAGCTTGCTCTTTAGTGCATTGATGTCTAACGCCATAAGTGTTTACCTCGTTTAAAATGTTTAATGGGTGTTTATTGTAATATACCCCAAGTAGGAGAAGTATACCACAGGTTGTTTAGTTTGTCAAGCCCTACTTACTAAAAGTTTAATATTTCTTTTATTTTGGTTTTAACTATTTTTAATTGACCATGCGCAGTGACTAAAATAGAGTTCTTTAATTCATCCCAATCAATCTTATAGGACTTATCTATCTTACCACCATTTTTACTTGCTATTAATGCATTAAGTGCGTTAATAGTATATATTGTATTGGTTTGTTTTTTTCTATGTACGGATATGGTTGAGGCTGGTGGTGCGTAATGTTCTTTTAATGAACCAGCAACAATGTTGTAAGTCAAAATTAATTGCGTTGGGTCATCAACATTTTCTAACACATATATGTTGTTGAACGCTAATGTATAGGAATTTTTTACCAAAGCTACATTTTCGTCCAACTTATCAGCCGCTATAAAGGTACATAACAGTTGCGTTTCGTTCATATGATACTCGTAAGACTGTTAGCCAGCTTCTTATAAGTATCAAATTTTCTTCAATAACACTATATTTTATATAGATTTAATTGGTCATAATTGTGACCACGGTACTGACGAACAGGAAATCCACCTGCACTGAGCAACTTAGATACATTCTCCATAGAATCCAATTCATCGTTGTGGACATCTAGTAGAATTGCATCATAAGTGTACAGAATAACTTTGGACTGGTGCATCCCCAAGAAACCGCAGACATCCTCAACTCTGGATATAGCTTCTTCCGTCTCGGTCAATTGCATCATATAATTGAATACTTTGTTTTTTGTAGGGTC